TTTTACAAAGTCTAACAAGCTTATAGAGCAAAGGAAAAAGGTAAAAGAGGCAAAGAACGAAACGCCACGCCGTATAGAGCTAGTATGTTTAAAAAACCGTTACGGACAGAGTAGCTACGGCTGTACTTTTGAATACTACCCAGCCTGTGACCTATTTGTAGAGGCATAAAGGCAATAAAGGCACATTGTAAAAAAATAAACAGTGTGCTTTTGTTTTTATTAAACATGTAAACAAATAACATTATAATAAAGTAAATATGTTGATTTATAAACATGAAAGTAGTACAATATAGTAAAATAGGTTACTTGTATATAAGCAAGTAATCAAAATTTAAAGGCTACATGTAAACATTATTATAAATATACAAGTAACAAAGTAAGGAGGTAACGCCCACGTGAATATTTTACAAAGACTGTTTAGACCTAAGGCCAGGGAATACACCAGGGCAGAGGTTATAGACAATAACCCTATTATTTTTACAGCATGGAACGGCGGGGCGTACGCTAACGACATTTACAGGGGAGCAGTAGACGCTATAGCCCGTAATGCTGGAAAGCTTAAGGGTTCTCATATTGTGAAATACGGCGACATTAAAAAAGCAGGGGACAACGGCAGGCTAAACAGGCTTTTACAGGTACAGCCTAACGCCTATATGAACGCCTACGACATGCTTTATAAGCTTACTACCCACTATTATTTATATAATAACGCCTTTGCGTACTTACATAGAGACGAGACGGGCAACGTAGTTGCTATTTACCCTATTACATGCACCCAGGCAGACTTTATAGCAGACCAGAGGGGCGAGCTGTATATAACGTTTAGGTTTAAAAATGGCAACGCTTATACATTACCGTACTGTGATATAGTCCACCTAAAAAGAAACTTTAACAGTGACGAGCTTTTAGGTGACGATAACGGGGCAATATTGCCAGCCCTGGAGCTTGCACACACGCAGAACGAGGGCATAGTAAACGGCATTAAAAGCAGTGCCAACATTAGGGGCTTGCTTAAGTTTACCCAAATCATGGCACCAGAAAAGCTACAGGAGGCTAAAGACGCATTTATTAGCGATTATTTGAGCATTAACAATAGCGGGGGCGTAGTTGCTACCGACCAAAAAATGGAATACACGCCTATTACTGTAAGCCCTGCAACGATTGACGCAGAACAGCTTAAAACAGTACAAAACAAAATTTATAACTACCTGGGCGTTAGTGAGAATATCGTAAACAATACATACAATGAGGACGAGTGGGGGGCATTTTACGAGGGAGCTCTAGAGCCCCTGGCCGTACAGTTTAGCCTGGAATTTACCCGTAAAATTTTCACAGATAGAGAGCAGGCTTTCGGTAACTCTATTTTATTTGACAGTGGCCGACTTATCTATAGTAGCAACAAAACTAAGCTAGACCTTATTAAGGAGCTTATGCCATACGGAGTTATTAGCGTAAACCAGGCCTTAGAAATTCTAAACTTGCCACCTGTAGAGGACGGCGACAAGAGGCTACAGACGCTTAACGTAGTAGACGCCACAAAAGCCAACCAGTACCAGCTTAACGAGAATGAAGAGGGCGACGAGGCTAACAATGAGTAACTATTATTACACGAGAAAACAGCGAACTATGGGCGGGTTTTATCATATTTGCCCGTACTGTGGGGCGAGTTTAGACCCTGGCGAGCGTTGCGACTGCCTAGAGGAAAAAGCAGAGCAGAAAAAGAGCCAGGAAACGCCAAAGAAAGAAAAGAGGGCGAGCTAATGAAAGAAATTAGAACAGCGGAAATAAGAGCCCAGGCACCAACGGCAGAGGGTGCTAACGGCCTTATTATAGAGGGCGTGGCTATTGTGTTTGACACGCCTACAACGATACACGACCCAGCAGGGGACTATATCGAAGTAATTAAAAGGGGAGCACTGGACAAGGCAGACCTTAGCGACAGCAGGCTACTTTATAACCATGACTTTAGCAGGGTGCCACTGGCCAGAACGCCTAAAACTATGCAGTTTGAAGTAACCCAGGCAGGGCTACAGCTTAGGGCAGAGTTACCAAACACAGAAGAGGCTAAAACAGTCCACGAGGCGGTAAGGCGTGGAGACCTAACAGGCATGAGCTTTGCTTTTACGGTGCCTAAAGGTGGCGACAGTTACGACCCAGCTACTAACACCCGTACTATTAACCGTATAGACAAGGTTTACGAGGTTAGCGTAGTACCTTACCCAGCCTATGCTACTACAAGCGTGGAGGCCAGAGCCGAACGCCAGGAACGCATAGAGAACTACAAAGCGTTACAGAACGCAAAAATACTTTGTAACAAAATACTACTTAATGGAGGTAAATAAAAATGAACTTTAAAACAGTTGCAGAGGCTTTTAACTACTGGAACGGCAAAACCGTTAAAGAAATCGAACAGAGAGCCCAGGAAATCAAGGGCACAATCGAAACAGACCCAAACGTAGACATTAAGAGCCTTAATATCGAACTTACAGGACTTTCACAGGCAAAAGAAAACGTACAGGAAAAGGAAACACAGACAGACCAGGAGGCTAGAGGCTTTAACCCTATTACTGGGGCTAACTTTGGAGCGGGAAGTTATGAGGCTACTCACGGCGACGTATACGCCAGCAAAGAGTATAGAAGTGCGTTCTATAAATCTCTTATGGGCAAAGAACTTAACGCAGTAGAAAAGCAGACACTAAACCGTGCTATCGAAATGGAAAAAAGAGCAGACGCTTACACTACAAGCGGTAATACTCCTGTACTTATTCCAACAACAACATTAAACGAAATCATTAGCAAGGCGAGAGCAGAGGGGGGCGTTATTGGCATTGCAAGAGCATTTAACATGCCTACTAAAATTGCTATCCCTGTGGCTACTCCTGCGTCCCGTGCGTCATGGAATACAGAAGGGCAGGCAGTAGAAAGCGAAAAGCCAACTATTGCACAGGTTACTTTTGACGCCTACGAAATTATTAAAGTATTTAGCATTAGTGCTAAGGTGCGTACTATGAGTATTGACGCTTTCGAGGCTTATTTGGCCGACGAGTTACAGCGTTGCGTATTTGAAACTATCGCAGACAGCCTTATTAACGGTACAGGTACTAACCAGGGTACAGGCCTTGAGCACGGCGTAACATGGGACACTACAAACAGTGTAACAGCTACAAAGGCTAAGGGCATTACATATAAGGACGTTGTAGCTACTGTGGCTAAGCTTAAGAGAGGCTACAGCCGTGGGGCTAAGTGGGTGCTTAATAACGCTACACTATATAACGCTTTTTACGGCATGGTAGACGATAACGGCAAGCCTATCTTTATTGCAGACCCTAAAGACGACACAGTAGGCCGTATTTTAGGCTTTGACGTTGTAGTAGACGACTACGTAGCCGATAACGTTTGTTACTTTGGTAACTTTAGCTACTTAGGTTACAACCTGGCTAACGGCATTGCAGTAGAAAGCTCTACACAGTCAAGCTTTAAGAGTGGCAAGGTTGACTATAGAGGCATGGCTATTGCTGATACGCAGGTTATCGTACCAGAGGCATTTATTAAGCTTAGCGTAGCTACTGCCTAATAGAGAGGAGGCTAAAGCATGCTAACAATAGAAAAGGCCAGGGAATGGCTAAGACTGGACAATAGCGACAACGACGCTATTATTAGCGGGCTTATGGACAGTGCTGTAGAGTATATTACTCTTACTACAGGCCTAAGCGAGGCAGACCAGGTAAAAAGCACTTTAGCCGAAACAGCCCAGAAATTTTTACTCACGCTGTGGTATGACCCGCAGACAGCGGAAACAGACCGCCTACAGCGAACTATAGACAATTTGCTTAAGGCTATCACGACAACGCAGTTAGGTAATACTACAAACGGAGGCTAACTTATGAAAGACTATGCAAAAGGGTTTTATACAAGTAAAGCCTGGAGGGACACCCAAAAGGCCTACATGCTTAGCAAAAACTATATATGTGAGCGTTGCGGGCGTCCTGCCTGCATAGTCCACCATAAGAAATATATAACGCCTTATAACATTACAGACCCTAATATAACGCTTAACTGGGATAACTTAGAGGCATTGTGTAGGACATGCCACCAGAACGAGCATTTTATTACAGGGCGTGTAACAGCTAAAGGCGTGGGTTTTGATGAAGATGGCAACTTAATAAAGCTATAGCAATTAATTGTTATAGCCGTGCACTATAGGTACTTGCAGAAGTGTATTATATGCAAACCAAACTTTATAAGATTGCGTATAGCAGGGTGCGTAGTCTTGCGGTTTTTACGTTTCACCGTTCAATGGGTTCATAGGCAAGCATATACAAGCCAACGAGTACAAAGTACAAGTATTAAAAGGCAACCTGTACAGGGCACGGACGCTTTAAAGCAAAGACAGACACTTACTGTCCCCTAAACCGGTAAACTGGCTAAGCTTGAGTATTTATAGTGTACAGCTATGGCAATTAATACCCCCCTAGTCGCAAAGACAAGCGGGCAAGAAGTAATCAAACGCCCACCATAATAAAACCTCTCTAGGGTTTT